GCTGTTACCTGTGTAGACCTTTGCCCACTCAGCCGCATCAAACACACCAGTGGAGTCTTTACCTGCATACCAAGCATGTGTGAGGGGTGGGTGTTTACTAGAGTTAGCTGATTGATACGCACTTAAAGCAGTATCACCGTTAGGTGCAACCCATCCTGCATTCTCTGTATCATACTGTCTTTGTATTGATGGACTAGACTTAGACTCATCGTACTCTGTTGTGTCACCTTGCCAATCAAAGTCACGAGTACGAAAACTTATCTGACTTACCGTGATTGCTTCCGTTACATTGTTGTATTCTACATAGATAGGATTGATAGCTTCAGATACTACAATCAACGCACCTTTGAGTGAAGTAAAACTACACTTGGCGTTAGATGCACCAACACCACCTGATACTTCGTATGTTGCTAGATTGACTGTGCCTGTTTCTATATTAGCTGAGAAAGGTACATCAGACTTATTAAAGAAGTATAGTGTAGCACCTTTCTGGAATACTAGAAACTCTTGACCTGATTCACCACCAACATTGAACCACGTTCCTGTTGTAGTAACTTCTGAATCAGATACTGTAAAACTAGATAGTTCGAAGTTAGTTTCTTTAGCTGCACCTTTACGTCTACGTCTTGAACCGTCACGTCTAAGGTCACAGTTAAGTTCGTCTACTGAAGCATCTGGTGGAAACGTTAACTCACCTGCCTCAGTAATCAAACCTTTTACAAATGTATTAACTACCCTTTGTGTTAGACTCTGTGGCATTTCGTTTCTTACGCTCCTCGTAGTCCTTACCAAACGCTTCTCTTCGAACTGTTTTAGAAGGAGTAATTCCGTTTAGATATACTTGTATTGCTTTCTTTGCACTATCTAGTGATGTATACTTTCCACTTAAATCTCCTGGAACCTTGCCTTTTTCTACATGGACCTCGAAGAATATAAAGCCATCTGGTGATTTTCTTACATGGATAGGAGTAACTAGTTTTTCTGGACATGTAGCCTTCAGTGTTTTACTGTCGTAATCAATCTCGAAGTTAACGTCTACCATAGTACGGCCTTTTGTTTTCTTTCTTTACTCTGTACATATCACTCTGCATATAGGACTTTTGTCTACGTGCAGCTTGTTCTATCTTCTGATCTACACCACTCTTAAACAATGAGAAACATGTAGACTTAGCTTCAGCAATTAGATACGGAAACAACACTGCATCTATGTCAGGTGTGAAGTTATCACTTATTGTAAATGTAGGAACCTTGTGTCCTAGTGCTTGTGTCTTAGATTCTGCTAGTATCTGATCAACTGCACTGTCGTATGAGTCCATTACGATATGAAGATCATCGAAGGATGTGTAGAAGTTAGGCATCTTGTCATTACGGATTAGTATAGGTGTACTTCCGTTTACGTCATTAACAACTATTACATCATCACCTTCATTGTTTAATGTTAGGAATGTTAGAGGTTCAATGTATTCTATTTCTCTGAACTCATTACCTGAAGTTGCTTTGACATTATATCTGATTAAATCTATTCTTTTCACACCATCAGGTACTTGAAAGTGTGTAGGCTTTGTAGAATCTGATAAACTTACAAGCCTCATTAATTCTTGATGTTCTGGTATCATTCTTGTAGATACCATGTTAAGATAAACATCACGTACTACAGATGCAATTTGTTCTGCTTCTATAGAATCACTGATGCTGTTTACATCTTCGGAATCCATATCCGATAAGATGTTCTGTACTATTTGTAGGAGTGTTCTTTTCATTATGTGTGCTCCACTACTACTGCTACAATACAGTCAGTATGTGAAGAGGCTCCACCGTTACACTCTATAAGAACATAATCATTTGCTGTAACTGTGTTGTTAGAAGATGGGTTTAAGAAATCAACGTCACCTGCAGCTGAACCTGATTGAGTTATTGTTATTGTACCCATAGTTGCTGCAGAGGAGTTCTTAACTGTAAATACAACATCACTCCCTGATATAGCACCTTCGATTACAGATGTTACTCTACTTACTGTACCTGCAAATGGAATTGGAACATATAAGTTTTCAGTAGTAGATATGTCTGCAAAGTGTACTGTTATAACTGAACGTCTATGATCTTCCCAAGTCCCTGATCCTGATCCGTTTGCTACATAAACATCTCCTGAACTAGCTGTAGCTGCACCCTTTGGCTCGTGAAGATAGGGGTCTGAAAGTGCTGAATGGTTTACGTTTGCCATATTATAAATTCCTCAAGAGCATAAAAGAAGGTAGCCCCCGAAGGAGCTACCTGTTAGTATTAAGTTTCGATGTAAGTAATAACTAACTTAGCAGCACCTGCAGTAAATGCAGCCGTTCCGTAGTTAGCTTTGATGTATGCGTCTGCAGCACCAGTCATTACTGCACCACCTACTAAAGCACCGTCACAAGCGACTGCCTTAGTTGTAGCGTTAATGGCTGAAAGTGCAATGGTTGCATCGATACCATCAGCATCAATAGCAGAACCTGCAGAGTTATACGCACCGATTCCCAAGGTTGCAGAACCACCTGAAGTAAAAGCAGTAGTCACCATTAGGTGAGCACCTGTGATGTAAGAGTTAGCAGGAATGAATGGATCATTCGCTGCAGGTGTTGCCGCTGAAGAACCTAGTTCTGTAGCATCTGCAATATCAATTACAAGAGTTTTTACTTCAGACTTGGCTGTAGTACCTGCATCAATTGCAGCACCTTGGTCAAGACCTGTGATGACACGTAGGCCATCTGAGTTATTGTAAGACATGTATCTTTCTCCTTATCTTAATTAGACGTTAGTTTTAGATACAACGCGAACCATGTTCTCTGGACGGTACAACTTGACACCGTAACGAGCAGTAGTTACAAACTCATCACGTTGGAAGTCTTTGTTGTAATCGTAGTCCACTTCTGGCATTTGCCGCCATGCACCCACTAATGGGGAAGCACTTGGGTCTGCAGAGAAGAACAAGTTAGCCTTACCATTAACAGATGAGAAGTCCACATTAGCATCGGCTGATGTAGGCAACGCACTGTCAGTAACGTCAGCTAGATAGTTCGAGCAGTACACGTCAAAACCATACACGTTTGCAACGAATTGCATACCTGTCGCAATACCATCACGTACAATACCTTCGAAACGTGGGTTGTTTGACACGTTTGTTAGGTTTGTTAGAGTATTCAATGTGTACTCTACTGATGGATCAACGATAGCAACTAGGTTACGATCAGGTACATTTGATTTCTTCAGAGCGTGTCGAGCACGAGCGAAGTCCTCAAGTGTGATAACCGCACCAGTTCCTCCTGCAGCGTATCTGTGCTCTACACCATCGATTGTCTCGTTGGAGTTTGCTGATACACCTGCTTCGGGAGCAGCCATAGTCGTTGTTTCGAAGTGTGCCATAATAGCACGTTCTTGTTCTGGAACAAAACGAGAAACCATTTCGTTCATGTAGAACATGTCTTGTTTAGCTTTCTTAGTGATATAAGTAGCTGATGATAGATACTTGTCAACACTGAATGTGAATTGACCTGTATCCAATGGACGATACTGAACCGCTGTGTCTTCAGCATAGTTGTCCACTTGTGCCTGACCGATTGATGGTATCTTGAACGTATCGCCATCAGGAAAACCTTCTAGCATACGGACATAACGCTGTGCCATCATCTCGTCACGCAGAATCTCTTTTAGCTCACCAGACCATACCTCTGAGCGAGTTAAGAGAGACACGTTACCAGTTGTCATAGACATACTGCATCTCCTTTATTAAAGTTATGTTGATTAAACACCGAACTTATCACCTAGACGTTGACGATCTTCCATCATCTGTTGTTGTATCTTTGGTGTGTAGTATAAGCTACGGTTTTCTCTACGCATAGTTTGATAATATTTAAAATCACGTTCTGCGTTAGCTTTAACTCCAACAGCCTCTGTGCGAACAGACCCCTGAGTAATGGGTTTGAATGTCTGTTGTTTCTCGCCAATCAAAGCAAAGAACGCTGATGGTGATTCGGCTGCTAAATCTTGCATACGCTCCACACTAATCCCAAGTTCTTGCGACTTACTGACTAGTACGTTACGTGCCTCAGTACCATATGTCTCTTGCAACGTAGCATCAACAGTAGAAATATTCTGTTGAACAGTAGCTTGAGTCTCACGTTCTGTTAGAGTTTTTTCAACAAGGCTTTTTAGATCATCCTCACTCACTGCAAGGTTGGTGTTACCTTCAGTATTAGTGCCACCATTATTATTGTTATTGGACTCTAGAGGTTTTTCGTTGGTGGGAGCCGAAGCCTTTCCCTCTAGTTGTTGCAACAACTGGGCTGCATAGTCTTGCTTACTGAGGTCTTCTCGCATTTGTGTGAGTTGAGTCTCAAGGTTCTTGATATGCTCATCAGCTTCAAGTTTACCTTTAGCAAGAACTTCAGGGTCTTTCCAGTTATCACCCCTTGTCTCTACGAGCTTTTGCAAGTAAGAATCCTTTGGTTGTTCTTCTTGTTGCGTCTGCTCTGGTGTAGTCTGAGCTTCCTGTGGTTGGGCATCTCCAGACTTTGCTTCATCAAATATTGACATTATTGTAATCGATCCTTACGGTTGAGGTCTATTAGTTTCAGAATGTCCTCAAGAGCAGCATTGTACTCATTAACGGCAATCTGTTTTTCAGCCCATCCAGGGCCATAATCACGAACAGAATCTTTCTTGAATAGTGTCTGCTCAATGACATCTTGTAAATCATCGAAGGCATTCTTGTAGTACATAATCTCTTCGATGCGTTTGTTCTTATCCTCACCCTTTAGACCTTTGGTCCAAGCTGAGTGCATTTATTTCATTACCTTCTTTTTCTTTGGCATAGGCTTCTTCTTAGGCATAGGTGCTTTAGGAGCCTTCTTTTTATACGGTTGACCTTTTCCTGGCATATCAAATCCCCATTTCTTGTGCAGCCATTAGTTCTTCTTCGTTAAGCATCTCTGCTTCTTGAGCCATCTTCTGAGTTTCTAGTTGCTCAGTTACGGTTATGTTCTCACCGTATAGTGTTGGCTCACCTAATTCGTATGCAATAATACGAGCTAGTTCTTTACCTGATAGGTGTGGTGCTACAGTCGGGTCTTGTGCTTTTACTGCAGACAACTGAATCAGGTTCTGTACTCTACGAGCACGTTCAGCAAAGTGTCTTGCTCCTACAGGAACTATCTTACCACTTGCTGTAATATCTTCTCTAGTAATTTCTAAGAACTGTAGAACACCTGAATCTTCATCAGATACTCTTACTATGTCAGCACGATTCATGTAACGTCTAGCTACCTCAAGCATTGCATTCAACATAGGTTCTATGAATGTACGCTCGAAGTGTGCAGCCTTGTGTTCAAAGATACGTGACGCTGAGTTCTGTAGTGTCTGTACTTCGAAGGCAGTCTTCTCTCCTGGAGTACGGATACCCATAGCTTGTCTAGGAGCACCTGCCATTTCTTCCATCTTATTCTCTAAGATTTGTATCTGAAGGTCAGCGTTTAGTGCAGTAGCATCAGGAGCCATGTACCCTACGTCACCTTCTTCACCCATGTAGATTCTAGCTCCAGGCTCGAAGTCGAAGTCCTCTACATCACCTTTTACTTTTAGTATTGGATATGCAATCTGATCAAAGACATCTGCCTTGAGATTCTCTAGGTGATCAATCCTGTACTGCATTCCTACAAGATTATCTAGTGGACCCATTGCGTATAGGTTGTCTGGACGGTTACGCCACCCACTATGGAAGATAGGAGCCTTGCCCATCCATGATGGATTCTCTTGATTGTCTAGTACGTGAGCACGATCTACGATAGTAATCACACGGTCTGACATTAGCTCACCAGACTCTTGATCATAGATGTCACCGTAGAACGTCATAATCTCTACGTAGTCTGATTCGTAGTACTGCTCTATGCTTGTGAAACCATCAGCAATAAAACCTTCAGCCTTTTCGAAGTGACCATCTGTTCCTCGTACATTCTTACGAGCAGACATCATCTTCTCGAATACACCGTTAAGGTACTTGTTACGAGGATCAGCATCTACCATACGCTTAATCTCACCTAAAGACTTAATACTTTTAATTATCTTTGGTGAATCATCAAAGGATGCAGCCGTAGGATTAAAACAAATGTCGTATGGTGAGATACGTACAACTCTTGGTCCTACATACTTCGGTATAAACTCACCATCTTCTTTTGTAGTATAACCGTCTTCCCACTCAACCATAGCAAAACAGTTACCGTAAAGAATCCAATCCTGTATAAGATTAGACACTGTGTTCATTAGGTCAGACTGTCTTACCTTGTTTTCCATGTAAGACTGAATGATGTCACGTTTAGCTTTTACTGCAGCATCTCGTGAGTCAGCTTCCCAACGCATCCAGTTCTGTTGTGGAAACAAAGTAGCAAAGTAGTTAGCGTGAAGGTTATCTGCAATCTGTGTTATCTTTGGTGTAGTCGTTGTATTAGACCAAGGAAGGATTGCGTTAGCTGTTGTGGTTGTATCGGTAGCATAAAGGTAGTTACGTAACTCTTTAGTACCTTCAACCCAATGGTGACGTAACTGATGCCATAGTCTCCACTTGTCTGCGATCTCTACGGCAAGGTTATCTGGATCGATAAGATTTTCAATATCAATAGTTTTCATTACCTACTCCCTGCTCTGAAACGGCTATTCGCCCAGACTATATTACTATCTCGTTTCCTGTTAAGGTTACGTGTTGGACGTACAGCCATATCAACTGCAGATGCTAGAGCGTCAATTACGTCATCATGTGGGGGGTTACGTGTAGACAGTTCGTCTTCCAAGTACTGAGTGTTACCACCACGATAATGCCACATTTGAAGATTATCGTATCTAGGTTCTAGAACCGAAGCAATACGCTCTTGTTTATTACCTTGTTGTTTGTTAGGTCTGAACTCATCAATGCTTAGTGCTAGACCGTGTTGTTTAATTAATTCTTTTAGTTGTTTAACGATTGCCATCTGAGCTACAGTAACTTCTGCTCTTAGCTTTCTGAAAGACCACTTGTTATGTAACTCAAAGATGTGATCGAAGTATTCAGATATACGATCAGTCCTGAACCTGTCAATGTCTAAGACGTATACATTGTTCTCTGAGTCAACACCTATGAGAACAAGTGCAGTATAGTCAGCCTTTGATCTTAAACTAAATGCGAAGTCGATAGCCCCGAATAGATTTAGTTTACTATCTTTGTAGTGCCAGTGACCGTTATCTAAGTGTAGATGTTTTCTGTCGAAGTATTGTATCTTGTCTCTTGATACTGGTACATTGTCAGGATCACTTGGATCATTGTAGTACTGTGCTTTGAACTGTCCTTTGTCTAAATACTTACCACGTTTCTTAGCTAACGTAGCAATGTCGAAGCCAAACCACTTACCGTCTTTACGTTGTTGTTTAGGCCACAAGAACTGTCCAGTACCGTCACCTTGATCTTCTACAGGTTTCTCTAAGATTTCGTATATGTTATCTTCACCTGTTTGTTCTCCTTCATCATCGTAGAGAACTTCTTTCATTTCCATCAAGTCGTTATATAAGTCTTTACTGTGATACCTCGTACCTACAACCCACTCCCTAGCGTCAGCACCTTCGATAGAGGATAGTAATGAGTACTGACTTGCTACCTTCGATCTACCCTCAGATGTCAAAGCATTCTCAGCAACTACAACATCATCTAGTACAGCTATGTCGCAGTGTAGACCTGTGAGTGATGTAGTAAGTCCACCTGTGAATATACTTGGATCACGAACATTCTCTTCTTTACGTAGTGGGTGATCTAAACTAATCTCTGAGTTAGTCCACCTTGATCGTTTACCTTCTTCTTGGTTTACGTGTTGAGGCCAGTACCGTCTGTATATCTCAGATGTCAAGATACCTTTTATGAAACTAAGTTGTTTTTCTGCGAGGTTAGCTGTAGCTGATATATACAACACACGTAAGGTTGGGTCTTTGGTTAGTTCCCACGCTACCCTGTAAGCTATGAGTCTTGACTTACCGTGATCTCGTGGAAACAAAAGTAACTGATAGTTTCTAGCGTCCTCTCTTGTCCACCACTCTATAACTTCTTTGTGGCAGTCACCTAGTAATTGTTGAGGAGCTACTAGCTGTATGAAGAACTCTAGATCATTCTCAGCGGCTTGTCTGATCTGGTCTAGTGCTTGTTTAGCCATGTTAGTTCCTTTACGGTTCTACAGGCCAATCATCATCTGCTAGGTTAGGCCATGCGTCTAGATCAGATAAGTCTCTTAGTTCTTGTCTATATGTAGCCCAAGATGTCTTATCTTCATTACTAAGTGGACTATCATTCATTTGAGTCCAATCAGTATCAGCTAGAAGTTTGTTACGTGTAGTTCTGTGACCTTCGGCTGTAGTTGCATCCAACCCTGCTTGGTAGGTTGTTTCGTGTTGAGCCTTAGTTGTAGTCGTTACATTACCGTCATCATCTTCCTCAGTAGTATCAGCAAACATGTCTCTTGCTACGTACTTCTCAACCCAGTTGCCGTTGCTGTCTTGCTCAACACCATCACGCACACTTATCTGGTAATCACCAGTTGTAGCGGCAGGGCTTGCGAGTACTGGGTCTAGGTTTAGTGCGTCTAGCGTTGCAGGTTTCCAGACACGAGGCAATGACATATGAGCAAAGTCTGCTCTCCATTGCCCTTGCGTTTTAACTTCGCCTGTTGTTCTTTCTCTGTATTCTGACATCAGTTGATACTCCTTTCGTCAGTTGATTATGGTTTACGCAATAGCGTAGAAGATGTAGTCACCTGTGCCTATTGCATTACTTGGAATTTTAAACCCACTTGAATATGGGTCAATTAAATCAAAACCAGTATTCTCTGCACCAGTACTATTAAGCTCTAGCTGTGCATCACCCGACCCCGACACAATTCCTCTAACTGAATCGAAAATGTACCAACTACCAGTGTCATCGGTTCTCTTGTAAATCACAAGCCTAGCACCTGACGAAAATCCACAATCTACATTTGTGTCACCGCCACCGTTTGTATGGCTAAATGACCCCACCTTGGATATACCTGCTACGGTAGCGAAAAGGTAGGCTATAAAGTTGTCACCATTTGCATTAACATTAGTAGCAGTGCCTATGGTAAAAACACTTTCTGTTGGTGTAGTGTTATTCCATCTATATTGGTTTGTGGAAGCAGCCGCTGTTGAGTTTAATATTAGATATTTAGTATTTCCAATATCTTTATGATAAACCTCCCAATCACCTCCAGTAGAGTTACGTCTTTTCACCCACATCATTTCAGGTACTGCACCAAGATTATGGCTTACAGTACGTCCTGCTGTGTCGTTCCCTACGTAAGCAACCACATCGAAATATTCGGGTGCACGTTTCCACATCCACGAAAGATAGCCTGTGTTTATTGAACCAGCTTCCTTAAAACCGTTCATAAAATCCCAAGTTGTGTTATTGTAGATAGAACTCTCAGAAGCCGTTACGTTTGGGAAAAGAGTACCTTTGCCCGTCAACCTAGATTGCGCTCTCCAATCATCATTTCCAGCCTTATCACGATACAATGAAAAATCAGTTACAAATCCAGACTTATACATTGGTGCATCTGTATCATCACGGACATCTATAGCAAACACATCAGTCGCATCTTCTGGTGCAGCTAGTGGGCCTCTGCGGATTGCCATGTAGATGTAATTGCCGCCATTAGCACAAACTTCTGGATGCCCTGCAGGTAATGTAAACCCAGTAGGATGAGCAGACATATAAGCATTGTTTGCTTCTGGGTTGCTAGTATTAGCTTCTAACCACGATGCATCTGAACCAACGGGCATACCACGCATAACGTCAAACATATGCCAATCATAACCAGACGCATCCGTTCTTTTTACCATAACCCACTGAGCTTCAAAACCTAAGTTAATATCTAATTTTGCACCTGTACCAGTATAACTCCCACACTTGATAATATCTTGGTCACTATCAGGGCCAAATCCTCCATCATTATTATTGTGTGCGAATAAATAAGCTACGTAGGTATAGCCATTCTGATTAACGTTGCTGTTACTACTTAAGAAAAATTGAGTTGAAGTTGGTGCTTGATAAGATGAACCATCTCCAAAAAATAAACCACTAGCTGTTGAAAAAGCAGCGGCTGTATAATCTATATAACCACGTTTTCCTGTTCCAACATCCAACACAAACCAATTACCACTACCGTCAGTACGTTTAATTATTAGCATCCCGACTGTACCGTTTAAGTTGTGATTTATAGCTCTACCTGCAACACTATTCCCTGTATACGTCACAACATCAAAAAACTTAGGGGCTTTGCGGAATGTCCAAGAGGCTATTGTGTCTGTCGTAGTATAAGAATTAACTATTGCTTGATCACCGATATTAAACCCATCTGAGTTAAATGCCCTAACGCCATTTAATGCACCGCCATTATATAAGTATTCTTCGGCATCCGAATCATTAGAATGTAAAGATCTTGCTGCCCCACGTTCTGTATCAAACCAACCCCAATTATAACTTACATTTCGTCTCTTGGTAATAACAAGACCGCCTTTACCAGAAAGGTCTATGCCGTTTGTTATAGTAGCGTTTCCTCCTGTGCCAGTATACAAAAACGTGCTGAACACATCATCTACATCAAGAGCTTCAGCACCTGCTGCACCTGCGGCTGCTTGGAGTAATTTCTTTTTACTTGCCATGTTGGTTTATCCTAACGCTTGACCTGCCGTAAATCCGTACCAGTTCGTACCGCCATCCCTTGTGTAGAACACAAACACATCCTTTGCTGATGCAGTTGCTGTGAGGGTTGGGGCTGTGGCTGAAGGCCAATCTACTGAAGTAGGCCAAGTGATTGCGTATCCTGAAGCACTTGCATCTTGTATTACTTCTAAGCTAAAACTGTAAGCAGTGCCACTTGCAGGAGGGTTACTAAAAGTAAATGTCGTAGCTTCTGTAAGTGTATGACTAAAAGCATTACCTGTTTCGCAGTTAACAGTCGTAGCAGCACCACTCGAAGTAACGGCTGCATATGTTTCATTGTAAGACTTAGCTTTTAGTTCTTCTGAAAGGTTTACATCTCCGTTAGCATCAGCCGTAACTGTCTTACTTGCTTGTGACGTACCTAGTGTTGTAATATCATTGTAGTTTAACTCAGTAGCCGATGCAGTTACACTCAAGTCTCCTAGAGTAACGTTACCTCTAATGAACGTAGATAACTGAGTACCAGTTACTTTCTTTGTTGAACCGCTTTCGTTTACTTCGAACTCTTGACCACCAGAAGCAGAACTCGCAGCGGTCATATCTGAGATTTTAATATTAGCCATTTTTTAATAAGCCCTCTTCCAGTTGTTTGCGTCTATCTTTTTGTAGATAGCTAAAGGATCATCCCACGATCCATCTTGTTTTACTTTAGGTGTGAACTCTGTCCACTGTCCGTTCCACTTAACGTATGCTGTTGAACTAAATGCTATGTAGGTGTATGTCGCTGTAATCTGACCTGAAGCTGCGTTTAGCGGTATAGCATCTGCTACAATACGTACATCACTGTTTTCTGTTATACGTGTATCCCCTGCTTCAGTAATACGTGTGTATTCATCTTGAGGAGCAGCCGTAAATAAACCACCGTGTATAAAGGTATAACCATCATTAGCAAAAGTACCTGCACCTGATAGTGATGTAGAGACACTAACTGTTAAGTCTGCGTCAGGTGATATAGAACCACTTGCGCTATAAGAGTTAGCCGCTGTAAAAGTACCTTTAGCTTGTGAGCTAATTGAACCTGTACCTGTAAGATCAGCAAATACAACTTCTCTTACTACACCTGCTACAATCTTACCACCACCGCCAGATAGACTAATAGAACCTGCTAGGTTAAGAGCAGCGGTTGTACTAAAGACTACAGCATCGAAGTCTTCAGATACACGGTTGTTTCCTGCTTCGTCAGTACGACTATTAGAGGCTTCGTCTATCCTATAAAAACCTGCACTCGTACTTAAACTAACAGATGCAAACTGTAGTTCTTCTGTAATCCGTGTGTCATCAGCTTCGGTAAGCCTACTGTCACCAGATTCCGATATTCGGAAACCACCTGCCATCTAACAAGCCTTTCTTCGCAGAAGCAACATTAGGCCATAGTTAAGTCGATGTTACCTACAGCAAATGTTAATGTGTCACCATCAGCTACTGTCTTAGATGCAGTTAATGCACCATGCCATAATAAGTTACCTGATGAGCTTGCATCGAAGATACCCATGTGTGTTACTGTACCGTAGTCTCCACCTGAAGCAGTAAAGCTTACTTCACCTGAGTTACTTGTTGTACCACCTGGAGATGATGCAGCACTAAAGCTAACTGATTGTCGTGCGTATCCACCTGCAGATACTTCTGTACCACCACCTGCATCATTAGGTGCTGCAGTGTACAACGCTACATACCAGTTAGTAGGTCTAGTAGCTGTACCTGTTGTCATTAGAAAGTCAAGTAGTAACTTCTCTGCGTAGTCTGAAAGAGCAGCCATTGTTGTATCCTTTTATTTTTAACTTGAGACTTGTTAGTGAATCTATGAACTCACTTTAAACCAAATGTCACCATTATCACCACCTGAAGGGCTTGCAGTACTAACAGTAACGTTATCTAGAACATTAAGAACATTCACACCATCTACATATATAGCTTTTACATTGAGAAGATCATTATTATTTAAGTCTAAGTCAGCATTCATAGCATTAGGTAAACTACCGTCTCTAGATAGTGTATTATTCAATGCAGTATTGATGTTATTGAAGTTCTCATTTAACTGAGTCTGCGAAGCATACCCTGAAGTAATTGTGTTTACTGTAGCTGTTTTAGCCATTCGCTTACCTTTATATGCTAGTTAATTAGACCTTGATCTTTTAATCTTTTAAGATCATCGTTTACACCTGCTCTCTCGAAAGCTTCTTGAGATGTAGATTTATCTTTAGCGTTCTTTTCTTTTCGGGCTGTTCTTCCGTCTTCTCTAGACTTCCATTCCTCGTTGATCAGGAACTTAGCTGCAGTAAAACTACTTCGCCCACCTTCTTGTATTTCTTTTACTACAGACTCAAAGGCCATTGACTTACGTTTGACCTCTGCTTCTCTGCGCCACTTATCGATATGTTTCTTTAACGGTACAGTTGTTTGCATCTTTTCCCATACTTCCCAACTCCCAAACACTGCGTTAGCGAACTGGTACTCTGTAGGGTCCATTGTTGCAAAGGCTATGTATAACTTACCTAGAGCAGTAGCTGACTTACCGTTAGGCATCACTATGTCTTCTTCTTTGAGAGTAAACAAAGCAAAGTCAGGATCGTCATAAGATAACTCGTAGAATAAACTCTTGGTTCTTATTATTCCGTTATCTGTCTTTAGTTGTGATAGGCTATACATAGACATGGTTATCCCTTTCGCTTACGCAACTTCGCAATTTGCTTACGCAACTCTTCCCCTATACTTATATATTAACACGGTTTAATGGTAAATGTCAAGTAAAAAAGTTAATTAAATTCGTAAAAATCTGTTGACTACAAGATTATTTTATGATACCCTATATACTTTAAGTAAGTTACTACAAGTAATACCTTACAAGTATTGTGTTATAAGTATTATATTATACTTTAAACAAAGATACTTAAAGTAAGGTACTACAAGTGTACACCGCCACCCAAGTCTTTTGTTGCAAGGCTTCACCTTTTTCTGAGATAATTTTATGTTGTATTGTACAGTACAGGGGTACCCCCCAAACCCCCCATGCCACCCCAGGAACAAACCGTAAACAAACACACCCCTATTCGCTTTCGCAGCAGAACAAACCAAGAACGTGATCACAAATACAGTTCGCTTATGCAATAGGTCAGTACTCTTGACGTATATTATGTGATCACAAACTAGTTTAATACTAAACTATTTAATACTAAACGAATTTACCCTAGATAGTTTAACGTTAAACTACTTTGTAGGGGAAATACCCTAAAGGTAAACAATCCTTACCTATCGAATTGATACCATTGGATTAATTGGTAAGCACTTCTTACCTATCGTGTTTGTTCTATAGGGTATATATTATAATGTATATACTCACTAGCTTACTGTTGCATAAAAGACACAAAACCAGGTTTTTACTAATTATTTTAAAAATACTTAAATTAGTTGTTGCATTATCTGTTTTTATGATTACTTAATTAATCAACAACAAAGGAGTAAACATGACTTATAATATTGTAGCAAAGTATAGAGACGAAAACGCCGAAAGAGTGATTGCTAATATCGGTGGAGATAGTGAGTATTTAAGAAATATACAGGATGAATTTTTATATAATCCTAATCTTGAATATATACGAATTGAGAGGAGTAAATAAAATGAAGTTTGAATGTAACATAGATATGGATAATGATGCCTTTAATGAAACACACTTTGAGTTATCACGTGTTATAAAACAAATATCAAAAGAGGTTGACGAGTTTGTATGCCAAGAACGTACTAAGGCAATATGGGATAACAACGGAAATAAAATTGGGACATGGAAAATTATAAGAGGGTAAAATGCAACAAGTACATATAAGTAAAATGACTGGTAAACTTGACGGTTTCAAGGCTATCAGTACAAACACGATTACTAATGACTACTGCAACAAGCAACATGTCAAAGGTAAGAAAGACGGCAAGAACATTTGTGGTGACTGCTACTCTCACGCTATGCTCAATACCTATCGTAAGAACATGCAAGCATCATTACAACGCAATAGTGACTTGTTGTCGAGTAGGCCACTTGAACCGCAAGAGATACCACGAGTAACTGATGCAATGTTTAGGTTCAATGCTCATGGCGAACTAATAAACATGCAACACTTCGAGAACTTAATGGCTATCGTCAAAGATAATCCGTGGTGTACGTTTGCTTTATGGACAAAGAGAGTTGACCTTGTCTTTAGGTGGTTACGTGACAACGAGAAGCCAAAGAACCTACAACTAATCTACAGTAATCCAAAGAAGTCGCACATTATGAGCAAGCCGCCAAAGCATTTCGATAAGACATTCAACAATGTGTTGCAAGATGAGCACACTGACAAACAAAACTGCACTGGGCAACGTTGCATTGATTGTAGATTGTGTTACACTGTAAATAGTATTACGACTATAGTAGAGAAAGTTAAGAAATATTGAGAGGTGAAAGAATGAATAACAGAGAATTTAAATCTTGGGCAATCGTCTATGACTTCAAGGAGAAGTGTGGTAAATGGGTAACAGTTCCTAGTATTTGGGCAAGATTTACAACGGAAGGATACAAAGAGCTTGAAAAAAGATTACCTAGTCTTATAATGAGAGAGACAGGAGTAGTAAAAAACTATCGAATAGCACCTAGCGAGTTCAATATGGATGAACTAGAACTTAATTGGCAAGAGAGGAATACAGTATAATGTTTAGTGATGAAGAAAAGCTAAGAATAATTAATGACACACTACAATTTTGTAGACAAGCAATAGTCAAAGCAATAAAAGGAGATCAATCAGACTTACTTGTTTCAAAGATGTTGTTAGATATTAAACTAGAATCTATTGAAGATTTACTAAAGGAGTATGAATAATGGACAAAGAGCTAGAGTTTTTTATGGATCAATTCGGATTGATTAACACAGATGAACATGTAGTAGATGAAGACTTCGATGAAGTAGACGAGCGTCAATTATGTATGGCTAAAGATTACTTTAGAAGTCCATATGATGAGCAAGGGGAGATAATGTTCTGATGCAACAAGAAAGAAAGTATCAAGTACAATATGTCACACCAGAAGGATTTATGTTCTGTTACAGAGAGTTCTTCGATGTAAGACAAGCAAGGGAGCACAAGAATAGAAATATTGCTAGACTATCTAGAAGAACTGGTGTATCATTTAGACTAATAGAAATTAACGACAACGAAACAAAGGAGATAAACTAATGAGAAAAGAAATAGTAATCAGTCTTTACGACTACACAGGCGAGGCACTCAAGCCTTGGGCAGAGCAAGGCTATCAATGTTATGCCTTTGATATACAACACCCAAAAGAAGGGAGAGTACATGAAGGTATATGTTATCAATACGCTGACTTGCACGACTTCAATACACACAAAGAAATCTTTAATGAGTTCAATGGTAAACGTGTAGTCTTTGGTATGGCCTTCCCTGTTTGCACAGACTTGGCTGTATCAGGTGCGGCACACTTCAAACGCAAGGCAGAACGTGATCCACACTTCCAAGACAAAGCAGCTAAACATGCAAGTGATTGCGCTGAGTTGTTCGAGGACTTAGGTTGTCCATACTTCATAGAAAATCCTGTGTCTGTACTGGCTACTAAGTGGCGTAAACCTGACTATAGTTTTCATCCGTATGAGTATGGTGAATACATACCTGATGATGAAGCAGAACATCCGAGGTGGCCTGAACACATAGCACCTAAAGATGCTTACCCAAAGAAGACTTGCCTGTGGACAGGTAACGGTTTCACTATGCCTTGGACTGATCCAGTAGAACCTGAGAATGGTCACAGTAGGCAACACTTAAAGTTAGGTGGCAAGAGTATGAAGACAAAGAACATTCGTAGTGCAACGCCAAGAGGTTTCGCACGAGCAGTGTATGAGTTCAACAGTTTATAATTGAAAGGAGAAACTAATGCCATACATACCAAATGAAGAAGAACAAGAACGTACAAATAAATGGATGAAAATGAAAGAGGAGAAAGATAATATCTTGAATACATCTTTTAATAAACTAACTATGAAACAACAGGATGCAATCAAAGAATTATGGAGTGCTCTTTACGATTGGGATAATGAATTAACTGAGAACGGTGATTGTTATGCACATACAGAAAGAACACTACGTAAAACCCGATGGAAGTTGTACCATGCTTTCCCAAATGTAACGCAAAAGGATGAGGAAGATTATGTCTAGTGTATGTCAGAATATCTTAACTATCAGCGGTGGTATCGAAGTCATAACAGCTATCGAAAAAGCCTGTGAAGATGGTACTTTACTGGAGTATCTTAATCCTATCGGAGCATGGGAGTACGAGAAAGCAGTAGAAATGTGGGGTACAAGTCGGGAAGCATACAGTATTGAGTGTAGTCCACCCGATTTAGAGGAAGGAGATTGGTGGTTACATATCACATTCGAGACTAAGAACAGCCCACCTATCGCTGCATACGAGGCGGCAATGGAGAGGTTAGGTGTAGGACTGTCAGCCTCATTCTACAATAGCTCGTATATCTTTATCGGTCTTTTTGATAATGGTAAGTACAACAGATACGAGGTAGACTTTGATGATGAATGGTGGTTCGCAGATATACCTTCGGACTTGAGGCTTGAGTACGACATAGATGGTGACTACGAGTACTACAAAGAGTGTAAGAGAGAGGAGCTTATGTAGTGGACGTACTACTCTGGATAGCGGCATTGATTATTTTCTTGACGATACCGATGCCGCCACACCAAACTATTATCACTGGTAGATTACTGGTAATTGTATTCATAATAATTTTTATATCACATTTATTGAAGGTAACATAATGAACAACAGAACTACATTCGGTATGGAAATCCAGGATTTACCTAACTCTTACGTGATCATAGCAGAGAAACATGATGGTACATTCGAGATTCTAACAAAGAAACTAAACATAAGAGAGGCTCGAAACCACTTGGAGATATTCAATATGCACATAAGAAAAGAGGAGTTGAAGGATATAAAGAAAGCTTTCATATTTAATTTAAAGGAGGTGGCTTGACAAATCAGTTTAGTTGTGATACCCTATCTTATTACTTAAAGTATTATTGTTTTAAGTATAATAATACTCTAAACAAATATACTTAAAGGAGAGAGACATGAGATGTTATTGTTGTAACAGAGCAGATGCATCGTTCAAAGACAAAAGAATGAATAGATACTACTGTGTTGACTGTAAAGATGATATAAATAAAACAGCCTACAGTACCTTTGGAAGAGACGATCTTGAAAGAATATTTAGGATAAACGAAGACGATGAAATAAAAAAGATTCTAAATATAAAAGAAAAATATCAAGAGTAGTCTTTACAAGTAGACTAAAATATATTAATATATAAGTATGGAGATTAGAAATGTTAGAAGTAGGAGGACTAGTATGGTGGCAGTGGTGGATACTTATCATGGTTACTATCAACACAGGCATCAATACAATTGTATTCTTTCGACACAGGTTCAAGGGTAAGAAGAATGATTGATGTAACTTTAATAGATAGTATGGGTAGTGACTTGACTGTAGTCAATGCTGCTCGTGTAAGCTTCAACAAGAAAAGCGAGTGGGCTTCAGACAATGAACTCAAGGCTACTGATGGTGTACTAATATCTTACCTTGCTCGACACAAACACATGTCACCTTTTGGTCACTGCTTTGCAACCTTCCATGTCAGAGCACCAGTGTTTGTAGCAAGGCAGTTAGTGAAGCACAAGTTCCTTCGATGGAATGAGGTGAGCCGTAGGTATGTAGACGAAGAGCCTGAGTTCTTTGATCCATCTATCAGCGTTACAAGATGGAGAGGACGTGCAGATGATAAGAAGCAAGGCAGTCGAGGTGTTGTAGATATATCAAACAAGATGCTAAGTACGTTAGCTAAACATCAAGTGTGGTGTAACAAAGCATATACTCAGTTACTTGATGAGGGTGTAGCACCAGAACAAGCAAGGATCGTATTGCCTCAGAGTACAATGACGGAATGGTACTGGTCAGGTAGTTTGGATGCGTGGTCAGATATGTGTAAGTTAAGACAAGGAGAAGATGCACAAGAGGAGACACGTCTAGTAGCTAACTCAATCAGCATGGACATGGGTACTCTGTATCCTGAATCTTGGGCAGCATTGTTGGCGTATAACAGATGATGTGGACGTTAGTATTGATAGCTGTATTCCAGGATGAGATACAAGTCGAGAAGTTAGCAACACTCGATGATATGTATGAATGCTTCGAGGAGTACGATAAATATTATTACAGCATGACACCAGAGAAACGAAGAGGTATCAGGTTCACATGCGTTGAAGGGATTGTAGATGATGAGAGCTAAAGAGATAACACACAAGCCATGCCCTCATGTTGAGTGTGATAGTTCAGATGCCTTTGCTTTTAATTCTGAGAAGAAGACAGGGTTCTGTCATAGTTGTGAGAGAACATATCCAATGAAGGGAATGAACTTGAAGTCATGGGCAAAGGAT